TTTTTTTATGAGCTTAATGAATTCAAATATAAAAAGAATATGCGTAGAAAATCCCGTTGGATATATGAATACTTCTTTTAGGAAACCAGACCAAATCGTACAACCCTACTATTTTGGAGATACGGAACAAAAAAGAACTTGTTTATGGTTAAAAAATTTACCATTACTAAACAAAACTAACGTAGTTACCCCAAAAATACATTGGATCAGCAAAAAGGGAAACCCTGTATACTTTACTGAAGCTTTAGTAGGCTCTAAACATAGGTCTGCCAAACGAAGCAAAACATTTCCAGGGATCACAAAAGCTATGGCTAACCAATGGAGTATGTTTTTATGATTATACATTCAGTTTTAGAAAATTGTACAGCATGTGATCTATCAAAAAATCGCACGAATATAGTTTATGGAGAAGGATCGCCAAATTCACATATTATGTTTGTTCGTAGTCATCCTACTGAGGAAGAAGACATAGCAGGTAGTCTTTATGAAGGTGATTCAAGTAAAAAATTTGTTGAACTACTCAAAGAAGTAGGATTCGATACAGCATTAACGTACACAACATTTGCAAATAAATGTCATGCAACAAGGAAAAAAGGTCCGTTACCAAAAGAAATATTTGAGTGCAAAGAATTTTTGTTCAGAGAAATGGAGTTTATAAAACCACACCTAATAGTTGCTTTGGGGAAGCAAGCGATTAGGTCAGTATTAGACAAAACATACCCATCTGAGCATATAGATAAGCATCGTCAGAAAATACTTAAAACTCCTACAAATCCCAGTACTGTCCGATTTAACTTACTTCCAACAGACGTTATAGTATCTTATGATACCTTAATGGTATATCTTCATATCCAAGTTAGAGAAAAAGTTAAAGAAGATTTACAATTTGCAAGAACACATTATCTAAAACAAATGGTAAATGAGTTATGAAAGACTATGATATTCAAGAATACGAAGATATGGTTTTGGATTCGGGAAATTCATATGTATATAGAGAATATATAGAATATGAAAATGTAACTGATTGTCCTAATGATTATTTAACTATTATTCCTCCTAATGAAAATGTAATGATACGTATATCTGGTAAAAATAAGCAAGTTGTTTGTGATAAATTAAATAACTTCTTTAAACCCTACTAGATTTATATTAGTAATTATGTCTACATTCAATATAGAAACTATACAAAAGTCAGATACTACTACTGGACAGATGAAGAAAATCACTATCACAATTAAAGACAAAGATTCAACTATATACTTCACCGGTGAAGGTGCCACAGAACTATATCATGTTGTACGTTATTTATTTGATACATATTTAACTCCATATCAAATCAAAGAGTAATTATATATTTCAATTTTTAAATAAGAATATAATATGAATAATTCTCTACCAAATATAATACCTCCGTTTATACATATAACACAAACCTTTGAGTAATAATTATGATTGATCATCACAAAGCATTGATTGCACCAATCCGTGTGTTTCGTCATCCTAATGCAGATAGAGTTCAGTTAGGGATAGTATCGGGCTTTCAAGTAATTGTAGGTATGGAAGTAAAAACCGGCGACATCGGTGTCTATTTCCCGGAAGATACAGTTATAGGAAAGGATTATGCAGAAAAAAATATGGATTTACTTGAATATTTTGAAAAGAATCTAAGAGTACGTACACAAACTTTCAGAGGGCAGAAGTCAGAAGGATTTTGGGCACCTTTGGAAACACTATATGATGTACTCTCGCCTATTGATTACTATTTAGAAGAAGGAAATACTCTCGGTGTTGTGGGAACTAAAGAAATATGCAAAAAGTACATTAATCCAGAAACGGAACGTGTGAGACAAAGGGCAGGACTCAATAAAAAGTTAAGTAATAAACAATTACCAAACTTTAGAAAACATTTTGATACCGAACAAGTAAAACTTAATTGGAAACATATTAATAAATTAATTGCTGATGGTATTCCAGCAATTTTAACCTGGAAACTACATGGAACTAGCGCAAGGACCGGAAACGTATTAGTACCGAAAGTATTACCTTGGTATAAAAGATTACTTAAAGGATTAGGAGTTAATATTGAAACGAATGAATATAGGTATATTATTGGATCTAGAAACGTAATGTATCTTGGAGACGCGGAGGATGCTTGGTATAATAACGAGATTCGTACAAAAGCAGCCAAGCCCTTCATCGGTAAGTTATTTGATAATGAAGTAGTTTACTATGAAATCGTGGGCTATCAGCCCAATGGTAGTTCGTTATTTTCTCATACAACCACTCATATTAAAGATAAAAAGATTAAAAAACAATTAAAGAATTTATTTGGCGATAAGTTTGATTATTCTTATGGGTGTGAACCTGGAGAGTTTAAAATATTCGTTTATAGAATAGCGATGGAGTATCCTAATGGTATAATTATTGATCGTACATGGGATCAACTCAAACAACGATGCAAGGATATGGGAGTAGAACACGTGGTAGAAATCCCACATAAGTATAAATTATATGATATTAATCAAGATTTTCTTGATATGATAAATAGTGATATTGTTGATCCAATAGATGATCGTCATGTAAAAGAAGGAGTATGTTTACGATTCGATGATCCACTAAATCTAGTAATTTTTAAAGATAAAACTTATACATTTAAGTTACTGGAAGGTATTGTTAAAGAACAAAATGTGGTTGATATTGAGGAGGCTGGTTGATATGACTGAGCAATTTGAAGTAGAGGATTCTACTTACAGACTGAACACAATACTTGGAGACACAAGAGACGTATCTGAAGATATACGATACGAAGCCGGTACCGACCTGCACACCATTCAAAAGTTGTACCTAGCCGCAGAACTTCTAGATGAGGCGGTATCGAAATTAAAAGATGCTCATACACAGTTACACTCTAGCATAGACTTGGTACAATAAAATGTCATTAACTTATGAACCGGATATGTATACAGATTACCAACACCATGTATATAAATATATAGGTAATATGGGCGGTAACGTTTGGCTAGGCAGTATAAATTTTATACCTAATAAAAATAAAGTAGTATTTTACAGCGGATCTGATAGCGAGGATTGGAGTATATCCGAATTAAAAAATCTAATCAAACATATGAAGAAATTAAAAAAGGAAAATAAATAATGTCTGACGAAGAATTTGGAGGTATTGCTTCTCGTATACAGGAATTTGAAAATGAACACAATATATAATATACCTAACGAAACAGTAACAATATATGATTTTGATAACGTTATATATAATCTAAAAAAACAAGGTATATTTACAAAATCATGGGAATTTATATTTGATTTAATTGTTTTATTTAAAGAACATAATTTTCATGATTTTTATAAAAGTAAATATTATGATGAGTTACCCAATAACGCAAAGATGGTGCATTAAATGAATAGAGATATTGAATTCACGTACTCAATAGAGATACTTGCTAAAGATATTACGGATGATATAGCAGCATCCATAGATTCACTCAAGTTATCTCGTCATAGACAATTAGGTAGAGATGAGACTTATTGTTTCCACTATAAAATAGGAATTATGGACTCCTTAACTAATCTACCTATCGTAATAAAACTTTTTAAGAAATTAGGAAAACCAATACCAAGAAGTGAACTAATTTGTCTATATGACAGGTTGGAAGAGCTGCAAACTATCGTAGTGAAGGCAATGGATAATTCACGGGATAGTTATTTTAAATAAAAAATAATTTGACTATGGCAGACTATTACTTTGACGAGTGCGAAAATATGTTAGAATATAAAAAACAAGTTACAGGAAACAATAAAACAATTTATGAAGTATACAATTGTTATAATTTTTTAGGAGAGATACATAAAGTTATAGATAAATACTTTTTTTCAGCTAATGAAAAAGTATTTGTTATTTACTCAGAAGCAATGTTAAGAGAATTATCTGATAAATTGGAAGAATTAAATAAACAATAATTACTGATTAGGAAACCTATTGAATAATAAATCACCATTAGAAACAGATTATCAAAAATATATACATTTATCTAAATACTCACGATGGAATTACGAGAAGGAACGTAGAGAGACTTGGGAAGAAACTGTATGGAGATGGTGTAGATATTGGTATGACAAGGAAATGATTACTTTTATGGAGGCATTAGAATTTTTTGAGGTTATACATAATCTTGAAGTTATGCCTTCTATGAGATCTTTGATGACTGCCGGTCGTGCTCTTGACGTTGATAATATGGCAGGATACAATTGTTCATATTTAGCAATTGAAGGAAAGGGAAAAGAATATGAATTAACTCATCAAGATTTAGATGAAAAAGTAACGATTGCTATGAAGTCTCCTGTAGACTTCGATGAGTTACTGTATATTTTAACTTGCGGTACAGGAGCAGGATTTTCAGTAGAACGACAATATATAAATAATTTACCTACTATTGGTAAAGTATTATCTAGACATATCTGTAGACGAACTAATCATAACTATCCAGGAGTAGTAAAAGATGACTTGTCACACATCAGTAGAAGCAAAAATGAGATTATTGTCGAAGACTCGAAATATGGGTGGGCATCAGGACTCAGAATCCTTATCACGGAATTGTACAACGGTAATTTCGAGATCAGATGGAACTTACATAAGATTCGCCCCGCAGGTGCCATCCTTAAAACATTTGGTGGTCGTGCCTCTGGACCAGACCCACTACATCAGTTATTCAGATTTGTAAAAGAATTATTTATAAAAGCAAATGGAAGAAAATTAAACTCGCTAGAAGTACATGATATATGTTGTAAGATTGCTCAAGTTGTTGTGGTGGGGTCTGTACGTCGTTCTGCTCTTATATCACTTTCTAATCTATCCGATATACGAATGAGAGAAGCTAAATCAGGAGAATGGTGGAGAGAGGAAGGGCAACGAGCATTATCAAATAATTCGGTATGTTATACTGAAAAACCAGATATAACTATTTTTATGGAAGAATGGTTATCGTTAATGAAATCTGGTAGTGGTGAGCGTGGTATATTTAATAGATATTCTGCTAAGAAGAAGTTAGAAAAACTACCTCGTAGAAAAGTGTATGAGGTTGGTGTAAATCCTTGCGGTGAAATATTATTACAATCAAATCAAGTATGCAATTTAAGTGAAGTAATTATAAGAGAAAATGATACATATGAAACATTACAACGTAAGGTATATTACGCTACAATATTTGGTACATTACAATCAACCTTAACTGATTTTGTATATTTACGTCCTATATGGAAACAAAAATGTGAAGAAGAACGGTTATTAGGAGTATCGTTAACTGGTATTATGGATAACAAATCAATGAGTAACAATTCTATTTTTGTAGAAGGAGACGGAGAAGAATCTATTACTAATGTAACTACAACTATTTTACCTTTACTGAAAGGACAAGCAATAGAAACAAATAAAAGATGGGTGAATCGATTAGGTATTAATCAATCTACTGCAATCACAACCTGCAAGCCCAGCGGAACCGTGTCACAACTAGTTAATAGTTCCTCCGGCATACATCCCAGATTTAGTAAATATTATTTACGTACTGTCCGTGCTGATAAAAAAGATCCATTATCTAAATTTATGGTTAATTCCGGGATATATCATGAGGACGACGTAACTAATAAAGATCAATCATATGTATTTTATTTTCCAATTAAATCACCTGAGGGAGCAATACTTGCCGATGAGGTATCCGCCCTTGACCAATTAGAGTTGTATGAACAATATTCCAACAATTGGACAGAGCATTCAGTATCTATTACAGTATATGTAAAGCCGGACGAATGGCTAACCGTAGGCTCTTGGGTATATGAAAACTGGGATGATATTACAGGAGGATTGACATTCTTACCATATTCTGAACATGTATATGAGCAGGCACCTTATCAGCAAATTACTAAGGAAGAATATGAAATATGGTTAAGGAAATCCCCTTCTAATATAGATTGGAGTACCTTATCCGATTATGAAAAAGAAGATTACACTGTGGCTAGCAGTGAACTAGCTTGCACTTCAGGAGTATGTGAATTATGACTACAAATAACATAAACGAACAACCAAACATAAACAAAATTTTACAACAAATCATATCTGAATTGGAGAAAAATCTTTCTTTGAGTGTAGACGATTGGGAGGAAGGATTTGATGTAGGAATACGAGAAGCACTTGTTATTGTAAAAAAATATGAACAAAAGTGATGGGAGGATGTGTAGTAACTGTAAAGAATGGAAACCTTTTACAGACTACCACAAAAATTCTGCTAGACATACTTTGACGGATTCCTATTGCAAAAAATGTAGACGTACCGTAAATAATAAGTGGAGGCGTACTAATACCGTAGGCAACTTGTTACATAAGTCCAAAGCTAGAGCAAGACTTAAAAATATAGAACATACTATTACTAAACAAGATATTATACTTAATGATATTTGTCCCATACTTAACGTACCTTTAGAATATGGTACACCTTATTCTCCTTCTTTAGATAGGACAAACAGCTCTAAAGGTTATATTCCGGGCAACGTTCAAGTAGTATCATGGAGAGCAAATACATTGAAGAATAACTCCACACTTACCGAACTTAAACAATTAGTAACATATATGGAGAATATTGAAAACAATGGTTAAACTTACTAAGATGATCTCGTCTAATGATTTACTAGAGACAGATATAGTGGGCGAGATTTTTATGTTTCGTTTAACGAATCGAGGACTAAACGATCACCACCAAATTGTAAGTATTTATATGGAGGATGATGAGTTCTGGCATCTAAAACAAGTCATCTCCTCCTATTGGTTGGATGATTTATTAGAAGTAATTAATAAAACAAAACAAATATTAAACAATAAAAATAAGTACGAAAAAATTAAATATGGTTACAAAAGAATAGAGACTGCAAATGAGAAACAAGAAAGCAAAACTGATTAGAAAACTTGTAAATAAACATTTAGATTTTACTAATACAACTTATAAAAAAGATAATAAAGGAACTATTACATTAAATTTTGATTGTACTCGTGCAGTATATCAACGAATGAAACGTGTCTTTAAGCAATAATAACTTAAATAAAAAGGTATAAAATATGAGAATAGGTATTTTTGGTAGTCGGAATATTACAGAGTTTGATGTAGGAGCTGTCTTAGAAGATATAAATATAGATATGGAGGGCAGTATATTTTTATTAGGAGGAGCAAAAGGAGTACAAGCTATTATCAAGGATTATCTAGATGAGTATAAAGATCGTTATGGTAAATGTCTATACATATTATTCAAGCCATGGCATCTAGTCAACACTAAGTTAGCCTTCAACACTGATTTATTTTTCTATCGCAATAAACAAATTATACAAAATTCGGATCTTGTTGTTGTTATTAGAAAATATGATGAGGAAGATGACTCGGAAATATTAGGAGCACTATCTTACGCAGGTCGTTTAAACAAAGAAATCACCACAATGGATCTTCGAGACTACACAATAGCATGACACAAGCACCTTACGTTAATTATATAGAGGATTTTTATCATACGTATTTATATACGTTAGATCCTTTACTTAATGAAAATTACATGGATATTATCGCAGTACTAGGTGTATTAATAGTAGCAGGATTTATATTTATTTGTTTATATAAAGATAAATGATATGGAATTATTTATCTTTTTGGTATTTATTTTAGCGATAATACGATATTTTTACAATCAACGAGAGAATTAATTTATGAACCTCAAAGAATATAATAACTTTACTAAAACTACTGCAATTTATCCGGAAGCTGGTTCTGGTAACCTAAACGAAGTTATGTATTTAACGTTAGGACTATCGGGAGAGGCAGGAGAGATTTCAAATAAAGTTAAGAAGCTATATAGAGATGGGAATTCTTCTGGGAACAGACAGCAGTTGTCCGGAGAGTTAGGAGACGTATTTTGGTATCTAATTAGATTATGTGATGTACTCAAATTAGATCCAGAAATGGTTATGTTGAATAATGTAAATAAACTAACCAGTCGAAAGAACCGTAATGTATTAGGTGGTAGTGGAGATACTAGGTAATTATTAAATTGATATGAATATTTATAAATTTTCGGTAGATCAACACAGGGGCACATATTATGTCTGTAACCGACCAGGAGATAATTCAGGACAATATATAAATTTTGATGAATTAAATAATTACATACAAGATAAAATATTCGAAATTCAAAAAGAAGCAGATAGGAATATGATAGAAGTATCTACATTTAGAGTGGGTCAACTAGATATATTAAAAGAACTTATTTCAAATTGTCGTGACATTAAATAATATTATGAAATCTACAAAATTTGATAAAGAAATATTAAAAGATTTAGCAGATTGTTTAGTTGGAGATGAACCTATTGAATATGACGGCGACTTTTACAAACTTGTGGAAAATGACATAGCGGATCGCGGAAGGTGGACTATTACATATGAAATGGTATTTAAGTATAATGATGATTTCTATAGGACTTACTATAATATAGGTGCTACGGAACAACAATACGAAAGTCCTTTTGAATATGAAAATGATTTAATTAAGTGTAAAAAAGTAAACCGAGTAGAAAAAACAATTATAGTCTATGAATAATATACATGAAGTTGTAAAAAGTATTGTTTCCCTTAATATATATTATGTATATACAAAATATGACGAGGGGAATTACAAATATCTTAGAGCATCTCCAGAGTTATGGATACAAATAACAGATGAATTATCTTGGGTTGTTTCAGACGCAGAAGAATTGGAAAGACTTGAAAATATATATAACAATTTTTTCTTAGAATAAAATTAATGATGACTTTAGCAGATAGAATTAAACGATATGAACTTGTAACTCATCACCATCTTACTCCGAAAGTACCAGTAATTATACGAGTGGATGGAAAAGCGTTTCATACCTTCACTAAACACATGAAACGACCCTTTGATCCTAATTTTATGAATGCAATGGTAGAATCTGCAATAGAAACAGCAAAACAGCTACAAGGATTCAGGGTGGGGTATGTGCAGTCGGATGAAGTTACTTTCTACTTGACAGACAACAATAAAATAGATAGCATTATAGGAAGAGTGGTAGAAACACAAGGATGGTTCGGCTATGATCTATCCAAACTAATATCAATATCTGCTGCAATAATGTCGGCCGAGTTTTCCTCTTATTTTAACGAAACCGCAGTATTCGATAGTAGAGCATTTAATATACCAAGACATGATATTGTAAATACACTCCTCTGGAGGGCACAAGACTGGCATAGGAATAGCTTACAAATGTATGCTGCAACTTATTTCTCCACAAAAGAATTACATAGAAAGAAAAGAAATGATATACATAAGATGTTGCATAGTATTGGCAAAAATTGGAGTACTGATTTATCTGATAGAGAAAAGAATGGAACTTTCTTAGTTAACGAAGATAATTTTATACATGTATATTATCATATAAAACCTACATATTCATCAATAGATGACGCAATTGGAGAACATATTATATAATATTTATTTCTTTTTATTTTTAAAATATTGTACTTGACGTTCACGTTTGGCTGCTCCTGCTTTAGAGTGGGAGCAGCCTAAGTTACGTTTAGTTTTCTTACTTTTAAGACAATAACCTTTTTTAGTTTTTGTAATCATTATCTATCGTCTATATTTTTTTGGTTTACTCTACCTTCCTCATCAACTTCTATAAAGAACCTACGTTGGAATGATGTAACAGTGTATTCTAATTGAGCATGGCGATCCGACCATGCTTCAAACCTAACATCTAGATACTTGGTGTGATCTGCTTTCCATGCCAGAAACTCTTCTTTAGTAAACCTATCCCTAGTTTTTACTTCTATCGCATCTCTTATTGCTCTTTGCTCGTCTTCCAGTCTATCCAGTGCGACTTGTACTCTGGCTATCTCAGAATTAGGATCGCCCAACAGTACCAATGAACTCGATAACTCTTTCTGCGTAGTTACCATATTATCAACTTTTGTACTAATTTCAGCCGCCCACCAAACAGTATATATTAGTTGTATTATTACTAATAAAAGAACAGTTAGCATTGATTTGTTAATTTTTATTACATCTTTATCTACGGTATTAATAGACTCTTCCAGAGAACTACCGGCCTCATTAGACTGTAATGGATTCATATTTATAGGCCTCTCTCCGATATATATGGTTTCTGGTTACGTTTTTTGTACGGTTTTATTGACTTTTTTGCAGATATTCATTCCTTTCTTGTCTGAATCGAGCCAGCATTATATTATAATCTTTTATCAATGATGCTTGTTTCTCAGGATTAGCTTGTAAGTTACGATCACGTAACACTTTAGCTTTAACTTGTTTAGTTTTTCTTATTCTATTAGTATAAAATTTAATATTATTTTGTTGTTGTTTTTGTAAATTTAATGTATGTATATTAACACCAAATAATCTACCGGATACTTGTCCCCAACTTTCAGTTACTTTACCGGTAACAGGATCAAGTTCTTCTCCTAGTGTTTTATCGAATACGTGTCCTCTAAATCCACTCTCGGTTAACCAAGTCGGCATCGTCATATTGCCTAGATATGCTGCTAGAGCGTTTGCTTGTTCGTAAGGAGTGGCAAATTCCGGTACTATATCCTGACCAGTAAATGTATTTTTATTGGTTGCCAATGCTGCAACAGCATCTATAGCAGGTCCAGCGAATAACCCAAGGTCATTGACACTTCCCAATACTTCGCCAGCTTTCTGTAATCCTGTTAACTCAACCGGATCATTGGCTATCTTAGATACCATATTCATGAACATAGCTGGTGGAAAAAACTTATCGATATGCATAACTCCTAAATCGCCATTATCCTTTTTATAAGGTATCATAAACATATTAAGTTTTTCTTTTGACCAAGAAGGATAACGTTCCTGTATCTTCTTTAAATCGTCCTCATCGAAATCTTCACCAGCCATCATTGCCGACATCATTGCAGGAACCATTGCCCATTGTGCGGTCTTAATAGGATGCTTTAAAGTATTTCGTACCATTATAGGAAATACTTTATATGGAAACGTTATAAATGGAGCAATGGGAGTTCTACGTAATTCACGTACCCACTGAGGTACTGCACTATAATCAATTAATGAATTTTGTGCTTCTACTGCTGCACGAGAATATACCTGTGTTGCTGCTGCTTTGTCTTGATTATATAATGTTTTTAATTTGACTCCATGTGCTTTTTCCCATTGACGTAGATAATCCTTCATCTTTACTATTTTAAATACTTCTTCTTCCTTTTGATATAACTCAGCCATCCCATCCCATATATCCCTCCATCCAAAAGCTATTCTAAATTGTAGCTTCCTCAGCTTCCCCTCCTGCGCTGTATCTACCTCTTTTACCAACTCGTTAATCTTGCTAGCCAAGGACTTAGCCTTATATGCCTCTGCTGCTGTAAAAGAAGTATCAAGTATCCCGGTTTTAGTCGCGATCTCGGTCAAGGTCATCGGGCCAAACTCGCGAGCGGCTTTATCTGGATTAGCAGTTTCGTTTACAACACCAAGTAAATCCTTAACAATAGTCAATGAATTGGTGCTAGTACTGGTGTCTAGCATATACCAGTTACCAACCATATTAACAAAGTGAGTTGGTGGATTAGCTACAGTCTTTAATCGTTTCCATATTCTTGTGGCATCGTCCATATAACCACCCTTAGCAAACATCTTCTCCATAGGACTTTCGCCGGCAGCAACAAAACCTGCTAATTCTTGCAAATCATCCTTTAATGATTTATGTACAAATGAACCATTTAATTGACCGTATTGTTTACCTTTTAATGGTACAAACTCACCACTCATCATAGAATTAAATATATAATCTTCCATATTGATACCTTGATTTACCATATCTTGTACGATAGGTAAATTTTGTATCTCAGGTAATCTATTACGTATATTATTACGTATAGTTTCTTCCATGTTTTGTGATTCTGTTATGAATGCTTGGTAATTAGGAGTACCTCTGCTTGCCCTTTCTTGTTTTAATTTTCTACGTAATGAGGAAACTAAATCCATTGTTTGATCACCGGCAAACTTCTTAGCTTGTCCTTCTGCTTCAAGATTAGGACTTGACCATAACCATACACCCTCACCATTCTCCTGCATTTGGTTAAACATTTGCAACAATGCTGCATCCTTTCCTACAACGCTTAAATGAGATATAGCTAAGATTCTTGGATCTTCTATAACACGTAGTGCTTTTATATGTTCATCAGTTAGATCTGAATCTCTCTTCTTCATCCAGTCTCTAGGGGATAGTCTCTTACCTCCGCGAACGTTACGAGTCTCTGGGTCCAACATATACTCCATAAACAGCCTAGGCATATACAACTCTCCCGTAGCTCCTCTAAGAGCTGCAACTCTGTCCGCATTGAGCCCTCCCAAACTAATAAGCAGCGCCTCAAGCTCCCGCATACGTTGCTTACTCTTCTCCGTAATCTCCCTTTCCTTCTCTGTTAGAAACGATAACGTATTTACATCCACTCCTTCCGTTCGATAATAATTACTAAGTTCTTCTAATTGTGCAGCAGTGATTGGTCCTTTGCGGTCAATCATAATTTTACGTAAATCTTCCGCTACAGACTCGAAGGGATGCTTTATGCCGAGGGCCATACCTCGGATTCTCTTGTAGTCTTCGATACCCCTAACATTTCCATATGTGGTCAACGCCTGAATTGGTGACAGTTCTTTAGTAGCCTCTGCCAACCTATCCACATAGTTCTGCCACCATCCTTGTTTGAGGTCTGTGTCTATAACACTACGTGCTCTTTGCTTAGTAGTAGCAGGAGTAAACGTACTAAACGTTTCTTGAAAATTATTAATATCATTCATAAACCCACCTACAGCACTTTGCCGTAGGCGTGTAGGCATGTCTTTGGACTCTTGTTGCTTTTGCTCAGCTAACGATATATTAGTATCTATATTAGTATTTAATGAGAAATCTATATCTTGTTGTTCTTGTGTTTGTGCCCTCTGACTACCACTAGTAGGATCAACATTAAGCCCCAACCTATCACCAGCAGTCATAAGCATATCCCTAATATCATTATCGGATAGATTAACTAAACCTAACTTACGTAACAAATGACGAAACTTAGCTATAACTCGCTTCCATAATGGAAGATTTCTATTTGGATCTTCTGCTAGGTTGGCAATGTATTCCTTAACGGCAGTGCGCCTATCCTCTATTTTAGAAGTATCTATCTTATAAATACTTTCAATCTCGCCTAATAATTTATCATTTTGTAACATAAAATAAGATCTATCTAAAAATGGATTTAAATCTTTTGGTTTAAATAATTGATAAAATCCATGGTGACCTATCAATTCATGGGAAACTAATCGTTCTAAATCTTGTACAAAACCTTTTTTTTGTAAGTTACCACCAACTATATGAATCGTATTTGTATCGTTATTTATATAACCTCTAACATTATTAAGATCTATTTTTTTAAATTCTATATATTCAAGATCTGATTCGGGTAACGTATTAGTATTTTCATGATATATTATTTTAACATCTGAACCGGTTATACGTTTATTTAACTTATTTAGTTTTGCTCTTGCAAAGGTATGCTGTTGTCCTGTAATAGCAGGTTTAGAAGTATCTGCTTGTGTATCTGTAGGTATTCCTTCGGTTCTGGAAAGATTAACATTAGGAGTAGTACTTGTGGGAGCATTGGTGGATATATTAGATATATTATCTGGATCTTCTTGTACTGGAGGAGCTTCTTGTGCTGGTGGAATATCGGTACCGAGGGCACGTTCCTCTTCTTCCAGCTCTCTTAAAAATCTCTCAAGTTCCTCCGAAATAGGAGGTTCTACTCCTTGGCCAGGTACTAGGGTAACTTCTTGCTGCCCTGGAGCAATAATAGGAGTCAAGGTAGATACCTCTTCCTCAGGAAGAGTTCCTACTTCCTCTTCAACGACCCCTGATGCATCTGGCACAGTCTGGAACTCTTCCGGTATACTCTCTTGCTCTTGTTGTTGGGCCGCTTCTATACGAGCACCGCTAACTGGTGCTAGTTCTTCTTCCTGTATCTCATCTACCTGAGTACCAGGTAGCTCTAGAGTCTGAGTAGATACTATATCACGATACTTATCCTCAATAACTTGAGTTTCATTTTTAGCAACAAGGAATCCAGCAAGTCTGGTGCCGGATAATGATTCTTCTATCTTATTGAGATTTAATAACTTAGTATTATTAAATTTATTATAACCGGTTTTAAATTGTTTCCAATCGCCTTTAGTTGCTTTTAATTCGTTATTTTGTACTTGTGTATAAAACTTATCGAATATTTCTTTTTCTTCGTTAGTAGAATCTACTGCATTTTTTGTTTTTATATAATCCGGTTCAGTAGATAATACTTCTGCGGAAGCTTCTTGCTTTGCTAAAGCTGCATCTTCCTCTGCTATTCTACCTTCTCTTGCCGCTGCTGCTTTCTCTTGAGATTTTATAAAATTTTCTTTTTCTTTTTTAATAGCACCCATAGTACGCTTATGGCTGGTATCTACTAAACCTTCCCTTTGTTTCTTTATACCTTCTTCTTGTGCTTTACGAATAGCTTCTTGAGTTTTCTCATCTAGTAAACGAGCCTGTTTAGCATCCTTGTAACCTTGTGCTTTCTGTCCTTTAAATCCTTTCGATGACTTATTATTTCTGAATGCATCGTAGCCTTTGTTATAAGCTTCCCAATCCTTAGCTACGTTCGGTTGCTTGCCTGTTCCTCTAGCTTCTTCCAGCGTAGGTGTATACGAATTAATAAAACGTTGAAATGCGGGATCATCATTATCTTGTATGTTAAGTTCTTCTTTTAAACTAACATATAGGCGTCTATCTGTAACTTCTACCGGACGTTCTTCTGGATTAGCAGATAATGTATTACCTCTTTTTGTGGCCTCTGCTTGGTCGAATGCACGGTTAAACTCTGTTTCTTCTGCTGCGACAGATTCTTGTTCTGCTAGGGCAGCCTCTTGCTCAGCTACAGCAGCCTCTTCTTGCTCTATACGCTGTACTTCTTGCTGAACTCTCGCCTGTTCTTCTTGTTGAATACGTATGCCACGCTTGGCACCTAACCATCCCGTTACCGCTCCTAGGATAACACCTACTCCACCACCGGCAGCAGCCGATTCCTCCAGTTGGTCAAATAATTTACGTTCTTGATCAAAGTTTGCTTGTGCATACAAATTCATTAAGGTGTTCTGTGCACCTTCTTGTAATGCCTCTGAAGCACCCTGAGCCGCAGCACCTTTGCCTATCCCTTTTATTATTTCATTTTTACGTTTCCCTACCTTTTTAGAGGCTTCTTTAGCCAGTTCTTCAAACTTATCTCTACCTACAAAACCTCCACGTTTGGCCAAACTGTATAAAGGCAGCATTTCGGAAATACCAATAACACCTCCCCAAAAAGCTGCCTTACTCTTTTCTTCCGCAGTAGCAACTCTTCCTTGTTCCAGTCTAGTCTGTTCTAGATCTCTCTTTAATTCCTTCCCGCCCAAACCAAATCCAGATGCTCCTGTGGTTAGTGTAGCACCTCGACCAAAAGATTTTTCTTTTAATTTACTTATGGTTTTTGCTGTCTCAATAGTAGGTTTAGCTGCATGAGCAGCTTTTGCGGCTTTAGCAGCTTTGCCGCTAGCCATTAAAGCTCTTCCAGCTACACCACCCACTCCACCGCCTACAAACATCCCTCCTACTTGACCTATACCACGGGCGATCTGCCCACCCAATGACTTGGAGAACTCAGGATCAACCTCTCCAATAACATCATCTTCAAGAAAATCACCAAAATCTATTCCTGCCTGTTCTATAGTTTTAGAACCAACCAAAGCACCTAACGTTTCAGGCAAAGCAGACACGGTTTCAGCAGCACCAGCACCTACTGTTTTACCTATTTTTTCATATAAAGGAGCAGATGCAAGTTTCTCTTTACGAATCCTTCCACGTAGAGTATCTACAGCTTCAGGAGTTTCCGCAGATAAAAAGTCCTCAAGTAATGTGGTCATCTGCCCACTTGTATCCTATTAACCAGATCTCGTTTAATATTAACTATATCGTCGTTAGTTAATCCACTATTTATTAATTTTTCCATTGAATCTCTTGACGTATCTTCATCCCCACCTAATAAATCAAAAATATCAATATCTAAATAACCTAAACCTTCAACAATATCGTTATCTTGGAATGCTTCTTCTGCTAAAGCACTGCGACTAAAACCTTCTTGTGCCCTCTGTGCTCTACTTGACCTACGCTGCCTTAACTCAGAGTTGGCAGCTATACCTTCTCTAGACAGTCTGCCCGATAAATCTCTTCGTTCTTCACTGGCCAGCTTAGTTTGATCAAAACCAAGTCCAAGTAACTTATCTCCGGTAGGAGTTTGTTTTAACAGTAACTCTTCCTCGAAAGTCTTCCCTCTTCTTCCTCTGCTTCCGTCCCCTGCGCCTCTCCCTCCTCCTGAAAGAGCCAAATCCCCCACAGCTTCATTGAAGCCAGATATAGCAGCGATTCGTTCACGAGCAGTAGATTTACCTAAACCTAATGTATTGTTTAATACATCGTCTCTATCTGTACGTAATTGATCAAGTAATTGGTTAGTACGTTTATTACGTTGTGATTCTGCCAACGTAGATGCACGTTGCTCAAGATTACGTTGTACACGTTGATCAAATTGGTTAACTAGGTTAGTTCCGCCGAATCTAGTACTTTGTGGCTTAGTTTGTAAACTTGATTCAAATTTAGAACCGATTAAGTCCTTGCTTGTTAGATCTTCAGACGAGCCTAGTCTTTGTGATAAATTAGTAGTTCGCGCTGCACGTTCTTCGTTTTCACGTTTAAGCTGTGCTACTCCTGCTGCTACAATAGCTGCTTCTTGTTTTGGTGGAAATCTTAATAGAGGTTGTGTAGTATCTGAAGTACTTGGTGCAGTACCAGTAAATCCTGTACGAACCTCTTGCCCGAACTCTCCTAGACTTTCAGATAGACGGCTGCCTTCTTCCGCAATTCCCTCTCCTGTAATTGCCGCAATAGCACCTATGCGCTCTCCGAGTGTCTTAGATCGTTTTAATCTATCAGCACGTTTCCTAATTTGCTCGGCACGATCTGGCCTATCTTGTAGTGCTGCTTTTCCAACTTTAAAAAGTGCTAGTTGTGGGAATGCCATTATTATTTACCTTTTAACCTGAATCTACCAATACCGGGAATGCTGCTGAGTCTCCTGGAAAGTTACTCCAATCTTGTCCAGAACGTGTACCGAATTGATATTGTGTGCTTATTTGTGCCCCAGCATCCAATGCGTTGATAGAAGCAGATGCTATGCTACTGGATACTTCACCAATAGATTGTAACGATTGTAACAATAATCTATATTTTTCAACAGCAGCAGTTACGGTTGCCGTAGCTTCTTGTAACGCTATTTGAGTTTGTTGTAACGATACTTCGTTATGTGCTTTTACCACTTCCACATTAACTCGTGCCTCCGTCTCGCGTAAGCCGACTTCCGAGTTATATCTATCCAAAGTAGCATTCCATACCTTAACACGTTGGTCCAGTTCAGCAGATTCAACTTCGTTATCCGATTGTAATTTTTTTAATCTATTTTCAAAATCAGTATTTTTAAGTTGATTTACTTCGTTATCAATTTGAGCATTTAATTTCTGAGCATCCAGTTCAGCACCATACGCTTGCACTCGACCTAAAAATGCCCGTACCTGAGAATCATATTGATTAATTTCCGTATTGTTGGCATCTACTTGTTTGCCGTATAATTCAATTTTTTGTGAATCCGCTTTAAGATTCTCGCCATACGCAGCTAACTGAGCCTCATAAACCTGTATTTTATTTTTATCGAAATCGTATTGTTTTTGTACGGATTCCAACTGAGCGTTATATAAACCAATAATAGTATTTAACGAATTAACTCTTGAATTATAAATATCAATATCTTGTGCGTAAGCCGCTAATTGAGCCGAATAAATATCTATTTTTGTTTTTTCACCTTGTAACTGTGTATTAAATATATTGTTACGTATATTATCAGCTTCCAATTCTCCGGTATACAAGTCAAGTCTTAACTTTTCTCCCTCTAAACCAGCATTAAACGATGCCAATTTGAGATTCTCATTCTCGACTTGTGCTCTATATACGTCAACCAGTATTCTATTACCGTCTAATTGTTGATTATTTATCGTTGCTTGTGTAGAAGCTCCTTGCAACTCAGCAGTATAAATATTAATTAGTTGATTGTTGGCGTCAATCTGTGCTTTGTACAAAGCAATCTGACTTTCATCAATATTAACTTTTATTTTCTCTGATTCAAGTACAGCCAATTCTGCTTGTAATTCGGAATTATATTGTTCAATTTTAGCACGATTCATTTCAATAACTAAGGATTGAGCTTGTATCTGTGCTTTAAATAACTCTACCTTATCTAGCTCGGCCTGTATCTGAGTACGATACACATCAGCTTGTGTTTTATAAATATCAAGTTCCAAATTATAACGTTTTATTACGTAATCAATATATTGTAATGAACCATTATATGTAGCAACTGCTGCATCTAATGCACGCTGTTGCGTTGTGTTGAAATTATTAACCAGTATTTGTTCATACTGTATGGCTTGCTGTAACGCTGTTGTGGCCAATGTTATGCCCGCCTGAGTCTCGGCCTCAACCCCACGAGCAATCCCGCCAGCCAGCTCCGTAGATACCTGTCGTTCTATCTCTTCCAAGTGTACTTGCAAAGGTCCATCCGGCGCGACAAACCCTCGTCCAGCGTAATCAGTATAAGCTCTATACTTAGCTTCCTTCAAAGTTTGTGCAGCTTTTGCCTGCGCTTGCGCCCATATAGGTTCGGATAATCCGGCAGGTACACCATATACCCAAGTATTTAATAACGAAGTAACCGTATCTTGAAATTGATACGAATCATAAGAAGAATTATCATATACAAATGTGGGTACTTCCGGTAACGCAATAGTAGGCAAAACGCCATCAAATGTAATAGTGTCCGTAGAAGGAGTATCGGGTACACTTGCTTCTACTAAGCTTGGTTTATTTGGGTAATCTATCGCGGTAGATATAGCCGAAAGTGTAGGCAAAGCGGGATTAGTTATCGAAGGCGAATCAGGTATAGCTACAGTGCTTAACTGTAAATTTAAATCAGGAAATGCAGGAGAAATGACGCCGGTACTTGTAGGAATAGTTAGTGTAGGTGCAGTAGCAGTAACAGCCGGTGCTGTAGGAATTGTTATACTTGGAGCAGCAGCACCACCATCGCCGGGAGCTTCAGGAATAGATATTGTAGGTGCAGTCGGTAACGTCTTCTCGGTTATTCCTGGAGCTTCTCCGCTAAACTCTTTGTTGGTTAATGTAGGACTTGTGGGAAGTGCAGGATTAGGAGCAGTAAGGTCCAATGCAGGAGTAGTGCCTGTATTAATATCAATTTCGTTGTAACTAGGTAATGGTATGTCTGCACCGGTTGTATACGTAACAGTTAAATTGGGTAATTCTGGATCGGATACTTCTAATGTAACAGGTACATATTGTATCGTTGGAAAATTAATATTACTAAATTTTATATCTGATTCTATATCGCTTGACAAAGCAGTTATATCGGCTATATTTTCGTTAGCCGTGTTTATCTGATCGTTGGCGTAGTTAATCACCTTATCGTATATATTGTTAACTACTTGTACTGGACCTGCCATTAGCGTACCTTTCTACTTAGAACTATTGGGTAAAATTCTAGTGAATCCACATCAAAGTGTTCAGCATCTTTATCCACTAGTTCAAACTGGAAGTATCTTCCAACTAATCCTTTTCCTATTTTTTGCCTATGTGTAGGAACATTGTAACTTGGCGATACAACCTCATACCAGACCTCCACTCCATTATCACTTATCACTTTAAGTACAATATTACCATCGGTCGATATACCTAAATATACTTGTTCAATATACTTCATGTCGGAAGTCTTAAAATCCAACTTAGCGGTACGTAACGTTGACCTAATATAATCTGAATCATCGGTTGACCCTGTTACTTTATATATACCATCTTTTTTAGCTAAGAACGTTGTATCGTTTATAGTATCTATCGAATTAAAATCATAATTAGAATACGTTGTAACAGCGGATGAAGTTGGATGCAGTACCCATCCTTTATAAATATCTTCATTGTTAATTTGAATTAATAAATTACAAGGTATATTAAGAGTATCGGATAATAAATTATACAATTCTTGTACAAAAGTTAAGGATTCGGTGACAGTACTTGTCTCTGTAATTACGTTATATAACCATACTTTGTTGGTTGCTGTTTCTGTAGCTGTAACTAGTTCAGTTAATAACGTAAAGAAATTAACTACTGGATTTACTGATTCCGTTATAGTTAATAGTTCAGTGATAACATTTGTAGGAAGACCTATCAGTTGTTCGGTAATAGTTATAAGCTGGTTAACAGCTAGATTAGCCTCGGCATCGTCGGTATATGTTTCAGTTACAGTTAATGTTTCAGCGATAACAGTTAGTGTGTTAACTAATTCAGTTTCAGTTTCAGTTAACGTTATAGTTTCCGTTAATAATTCAATATAAGTAAGATACATTAAATCGGTTATAGATAACGTTTCCGTATCCGTAACTAACTCAATTGTACTTGTATCTAAATCATGTACTATAGTTACGTCTTCTTCCATAATAATATTAAGTGTACCAATACCTTCTTCCGTAATAGTTACGGTATCTGATAATGCTAATCCAAACCCTCTAACAATATTTTCTATTATATTAAATAATGAACTTACTGATATATATTCTATGCTGGCGTGGGCCAGTATAGGAGTTAATACTAAAGTATCTATCAATTGAATAATAGCTACAGCGGTAGAGACTTCCGTTACTCCCAACGTTTCAGTTAGAGTTGAAGTGCTATCGGTATTATTGGTTGTATCCGTAGTAAATACTATAGAATCTTCTATACCGGTTCCGGCATTTACGTTAACAAATAAAGTATCTTGTCCTTCTGTACTACTAAAATTACCATATAATTTTGCTAATATATCGAAAGATAATGTATCGTTACTTTCTTGTATACTATATGGACCTGAGAAAAAATCTCCGGATTCTTCAACTGCATTAAGTACGCCTAAGAAGTCTCCAGATTCCGTTACGGCTATGTCTACAATTACAGGAGGTTGTAATGTCGTTATAGTAAATGATTCGGAAGGTATATAGTAATTTACAAACGTTGGTAAAAATACACTTTGTTCCGTTATAGTAAACGTTTCTACTGGAATAGACCATACATAATCTAATGTAGGAGCTACTTCTGTGATAGTAACTGCTTCTGCTGGTACATCATAGGGATGCAACCACGCAGGATTACTAGCTATGATTCTAATTACATCCGGTATATCAGATATAACAGCACCACATAAATCATCATTTAATGGAAAACTTTGAGAATAACCCGATTGTATATTATCAACTATATTAGATGAATTTTCGTAACATTCTAGTATATATCGTTCTACATCGCACACTACGAATGCAGTGCTGCTCGGGCTAGATTCGCTTATTATAAAATCAGCAGGAGAAATAGGAGTGCTAAATAAGCCGTAACCAGTAGTTTGCTCTGTAATAGTAAAAGTTTCTACAGTAGGATCTACAATATAAGGACTCCATGTTGGAGTCAATTCTGTAAATGCTACTGAGTCAAGATAAGGGATAGAGAAATCTTGTTCTGGATACTCTGGATCTTCTCCATCATCGGCGACTGAATACCAAAAAAACGAAGTATCTATAGTATTGTTACCAGACAATCCCCATAATCCTGCGTTTAGCGCGGGTATCGTTGTATCAATATCCCACACAAAGGGTTCTTGTGTGAAATATTTCCAGGACCTTACACGTATCCTTGTATTTCCCCCGCCCGCATCCGTTACCCTTACCTTTACATATAAATAATCCGAGGGGCTATTTCCTTGTTCACCACTATAAGTTGTTGATACTGGACTAAGGTTACTTATAGAAGATATAGAAAAGAAATTTGCTGGACCATATGGATAATAAGCCAATTCATATAGCTTTTCCGCTCCATCTATATTCCCACTAAAAAAAGCAATAGGAAGATATTGTAGATTATTAGTTAAATGATATGAATTAGGTCTAAATACTATTAAAGCCTCTCCATATTGACGTTCGGTTCCTACATCTGCAACGTTCTTCCAATAGTAATCAGATATATTGCTACCAATACCAGTAGCACTAATATTTAGTATATCGGCTGTTGTACCAGTTACAGGAGTATAATCTTGATATATCCAAGAATTAACAGGATTTCTATATCCTAAGTCATCCCACTCAGATACCGTAATCCCGTTTGAAATATCTTCTGTATAAACAGTCATGTGTTATACTTCGGGAGTTAGATGTTCATATATTTTATAGTTATATCCTTCATAACCTGAACCTTTATAAAATGCAGTTATCCTATATTTATTATTTTCATTTAAATTTGGAAAAGAAAACGTACTTCCTACGCTGATTACGCTCCATTCGCAACATTTGTTAACTCCCTCTACAATAACTACAACATTAGTGTTGGATGCGGATAATACGATCACAACATCATCAGACTCTACTCCACCTGCTGTAATAACCCCATATATAGTACCGTCTCCTTGATCGTCCCCCGGCCAAGTATCACCTACGATTCCTTCCAATAACGTATTTGCCATTAGGCTCTCCAGTTAGTATCGTACTGAATCAACATCTGTCCAAGAGATTCTCCGGTTCCAGAATTAGGAGTAGTTGGAAAAACTACCATTGACTTTCCATTGTCATCTCCATCATCTCCTGTAACTGTTGTGAAGTCCGTGTAAGGTCTATTTTCAATAATATGTCGTAACCCAGGCATAGTTCCTCTAATAATACTTTTTTGAAGAGTATCGCCTACATACACCTCACAGTGAGTAACCTTGCCTGTTAATGGATTAGATGTTATATTTTTTGTTCCTAGGGAATCTGGACCTCCTGATCCGGTGCCTCCAAAGTTATTCATCATATATGCTAAACTTGAACAACCTATTTCAACCGACTTGTCTACCCCTGTATAATCTCTAGCTATATATGAATCCGACGCATCAGTTAAATAATATCCTGGATAGGCAATCATTCCTTTACTATGTGTAGCAATACAATGATAAGAATCAGCACCCTCGTTCCATGAATTTATATCACCAAAATAATATTGTTTAAAATTACTTCCTGGAGTTGTGTATAACCCGTTATCATTCCATAAATATAGTCCACGATCATCGGCAACTATTCTCCAATATCCATACGAAGCATTTGGACTAACTCGGTGTACGGTAGATGATAATGGAAATGGGTCTGTTACTACCCCAGACCCGGAATTAACATCCTCTGCCATATATACATCCGCCCAGTTTGCTGTGCCTGAATCATCTACAACAAAATAAAAACCAGTTGCAGTACCAGCAGTACTCATCCTATATGCAACTCTGGATGCATCACTATAATGTTTTGTCCACCCTGCGGCAGACTTTGCACCGTACCCATTCACAAGTACAGCGTCAAGGATTGTTTCTAACTGAGCAAATGCATCGCCTGTTAGTCGGGTCGGCGCACTACCATCTGCATACGTATAAAGCGTAGCTGTACTCATTTATGTACCTTTATGAGAAAGTAAGAATGCCACTGGCATTCCAACGTACTTCAAAATCCGCAGCAGTAACCGTAATCGCACTGGAGTCAAAAGTTACACAAGCAATTAGAGGATTTACAACAGTTTCAACTGTACCAACTAAATATAATACACCATATTTAAATGTTTTTGTTAGTGCGGTCCACGGTACATCATCTGCATCCCATGCATCCGTATCCACCGTCATAGTGGTTAATGTTTCACCTCCCGTAGTATAACCAGACCCGGTTGCTACCTCGTCTCCGGATACATCAGCCCATATTGCATCTCCGGTACTAGTATAATCTGGAGTATAAGTATCAGCTACCAGTGCTAGTTTTATTGTTCCATCTCCCAAATCCACGATACCTTCTCCAAGATATTCCTTCAACTTAGCATATTTAGTTAGTGTAGTAGCCATTATTCATTACCCTCTGTAAGTGTTCCGGTAAGAACCTCTACAGGCACCCCGGTTGTAATCGAAGTAGTATTCAGTATTAAGTCCCCACCGCCACCAGCAGCACTTACAGTGCTATCGAATACGAATACACCATCGCTATCGGTTGCCCTGGCCCATGTAGCGGTTCCGGTATTAATTGCTACAACTTGTGCAATAGTGTCTAAAATAAGCACGCCACCTGCAACAGATGCTTGCGGTGGCGATGAAAATAATATCTGTACCAGTAAAGTATTATCTGATAACGCTCCACCAGATGCACTTGGTTGTGTTCCAGTATATATATTTAACTTACCAGCAGCACCACCAGCATCAATAGCCTCGGCTACGACAGTAAGCCTATCGTTCCTAACATCTGTACTATAACCTATAGCCATTAAACTACACCTCGTTCATCGTAATGAGGACTTTGGTCCTCTATTTGTTTAATTTCTTGTCCAATTTTATTATTCATGAAATCTATTAATGTAATATTTGCCAACCAATTAGTAGAACTTGGTGTAATCTCAATAATTTCAAAAGGAGGAACATATTCTCTTGGAATCAACTCCTCAACTCTTGGATACAATAAATCAGTTCCAGTAGAAAATTTATTATTTAATCGTTTACTTAAATCATATTTGATAGAAAATAATACGTTATTAAAAAAATCACTTGTATGTGTAGAAGTAAAATCTACAAATTCCAATAATTGTTCTTCAGGTAATATAAAATGAACACGTTCTTGATGATCTTGTATATTATAATTGTAACTAAACCAAGAATAAAATTGATCAGGATATGCGAAATATAACCCGTCGTTTTCTACTGTATACGAAAATGGGTCTGCATCGACTATTTCTTTAGTCCATCCGGTTTTTGGATCATGTTGTACTTCTTTAATAGTAACGTTATCTATAGATTTATCTACTTCACTATAAAATACTTTAGAATATAATCTTGTTTTTTCTGCATCTTCTTCCCAATAGGAGTTCTCATCTTCGTCAAAATTAATAGGTCTATATACTGCATAATAATTTACTATACGTATCGGATATACTTTCTTAGTAGTAAACCAACGATAACCATTTCCTATAGGTTCATAAGGCAGTGTCCATACCTCCCAACCATCGAATGGCACTAGTGCACTTGTATCTTTATCCGTATCATAATAATCTTCTAATATAATAGTGTCGGTTTCCATACTACCCAATTGTTCTTCTATATCTTCGGTATTTGGATAATCTTCTATATAATGTAAATCGTTATACGTTTTATCTATAATTTCTTCATATAAATATATATCTGGATTTCTTCTATCAATAAAAAGTTTACATCTTTTAATAACTTCACTTTCTCTATTCTCTCCAGTGATACGATCTAATACGTTATTTTTTTCTACACGATAAGCTGGCAATCTGCCGAATTTAGTTCTAAAGTCCAACCAAGTAGATTCAGTGTCCTCTTTTCTCCATGTATGATTTCGGTAATCTACTATATTTCTTAATTGAGGAATAGTCATGCCTCCGGTATCCCTACCCAACCTCTCCCCATCTGGATCGGGTTTATATACTGTATTATAATAACTACGGCTGGCTATATAAGCTCCACGCTTCTCTACAGTAGTATGACAATCTACATCCCTGGCTACAGACTGTTGCCCTTCTAAATAAATCTCCATCTTTGGGTTGGAGAATATCTTCAAACTTCCTGTAGAACCAGTAATTTCATCTGCGTTACTTGGAACTTTAAAATCTAAATTTTCGTATTCGTAATTATATATTTGAGAATATGCATTTGGTCCTAAGAATACAGTTTGTGTATTTGTACTATTAGGAAAATCTCTAAAACAAGTAGAAGCATCCTGCGTCCTGGTGTCCGGGTTTATCTGTACTATTTGTCCGGCGGCACCTGCATACAATCTCATATTACCATGAAATAAAGGTTCTTGTCCCATTCCACAAGGATCTGGATAATATGGACCTACCTCCGGACTAAACGTAGGACTATCCGCTTCATACGTATCCGTAAACTCTATACTATCTTCCAACGTCTCTTTTGTTTCACCAAATATATAAATAACATCCGGCTTTCCGACTATAGCATCTGCAAAATCGGTAACGTGACCTGATTCGTATAATGGATATTCTAATTCTATACTATTTAATACAAAATCGGTTTCTATCTGTTGTAACCATAAATTAGGATCTATCGGTGCATTATCTTGTATATTAGTTCTTAATTTATAATTATTATATTTATATATTTCGTCTGTAACTTGTTCCAATACATAATCACCTTCTTCTGTAAAATTAGGAGTTCCTTCTATTTTCGTAAAATCGAAAACGTAAGGTAATATAAAGTTAGTATTGGGTATCGTGGGATAATCTATTGTACTTATATTATATCTTTCCAATGGATATAAACTACCACGATACGATATAATATCATTTACAGAATAACCAGGAGGTAAAAGCTGAGAGTATATAACAGAAGCTATAGGTTCTTCTTTATTTTCTTGAAACTTTACTGCAAAAAACATTCTTCTGTTGTTTATATAACCAACGGAAGCATAATCCATTCCTACTTCCGATAAATAACTATTAAAATTACCTAATGGCTCAGGAGATACCAGTATCCTATTTTTATAATAAATAGTTTGTTTATCAAATGATAAAGTATCCATAATATTTGTTCCATGTGAATACTCACCAGTATAATTATATTTTTGATATTGTGCATACGATCCTATATTAAATAATCCTTGACTATTAAATTTAATTATAGGTGTATTAGGATATATAATACTACCATTGGATATATATTCCGGTTGAGATAATATACCTCCAAACTGTAATATAAATTCCTGTTGTTCTATTGGTATAGTTATATTTACTTCGTTTATACTATAATACTTTCTAACATCAATTTTGATTCCATTAGGAAGTATTTGTTTTCTTCTTGCTACCTTATTTTTACCTTTGTGTAACTGTCCAAGTAAGATTCTTCCTATATTTACATACTGTCCTACAAAGGTACGAGAGGCTACTCCAGCATTTTCAGGATATACATTTACCTTGATAGGGCCGGAGTAAGCCTGCATCACACACAAGCACGTCGTCTTGCCTCTATCATCTCGTCCATTATACCATCAATCACTACATGTTTGTAAGAAGAATGAACACCACTTGCTTTATCTTGTACATCATTACGCACACCATGATAATTACGAATAACTTCTACTGAAATTGGTTTAATTTCTTCTTGTGAGTAATAAGCAATTATTAAGTTAACAAGCCTAATAAATGCTTTTTTCTGATTAGCAACTCGTTCTCTTGACTCGGTTCCTTGTGCTCTAAGTCCACTATCTATATGAGTTATTCTACAACAGTTTTGATGTTTGTTGCGATGTTGTCCACCTTTGCCCGTGCCAGAAAACCACTCTAGTTTAAAATCCTTTTTTGTTAAATGTAATTCTGGAATCATTTTAATTAACTGGAAGCAGTATTAAGAGTATAAGTAACTTTTAATACATCATCATCGTATAGTACACGAGCATTCGCAAACAAAGCTGCCGACATCAACGTACCGGAAGTACCACTCTTGGTGTTGTCGGAACAAAGAAAAGCACCGTATACAGTTGAACTGTCTACACTGATTGTAAAATCCATTGTAGTGGTATTAGTTACACTGCCGGCAGCAGGAGTATCTTCTACGTAAGACTCTCGAACTGCTTCATCATAATTGGTAAACTCGGTAATATCAGTCATAGTCCAACCAGCGGCGGGAGAAGTGGCAGCACCAAGTAGCCCACCAAACCAGGTAGTTACTTGTGATCCCTGGTTAAATCCTACGCTCAAGAGGTGAGTACGTCCCTCGGTTACAACTAGATTATCCGCTACTTCCCAAGGAGTAATCCGAACCCCTTTACGAAATACAGCATGTTTATAAACTCCCCCAAATTCTAGATCGTCCGAAGATGCGTTGATTTCATTGGTCATGTCAATTCTACCCCATTTCTTATTACTGTTGATGACACTGAATCAGTGAAAACCGCTCTATCAGTATCGTTATTATCTAGAATAGAAATATATCTATCCACACCATCACGTTGAAAATAACCAGAAGCGCCTGAAGGCGAAAATGGTATTGTAACTCTATCTTCTGTTAAATTAATAACAAATTCGTTATCTTTAAGTACTAATATACCTTTATCTGTAGTAATTAACCATTGTTCTCCTAGTGGAGAATTTTCTACTCTAACCACTTCACTGGATACTAATTGTTCACTTCGTTTTACAGTACGTATATGATCTATGATACTTAATTTCCAAGATTCTTGATTTAATCCTGATAAATAATATAATGTTAGTTCAGTAGCTATATACATGCCAGAACTTACAGGCATTAAAGAAACTACTTTACTAGGAAACTGAAAATACATTCCACCAAACCAAGAAGGAGCAAATGGTTCTGAAAAATACAATATTGTTCCGTTACCTATAAAGATTCTATTATAAAAAGTTTCCATAACATCCCCTAATGGAATGCTACTTTCCAAAGCAGGAGCACTGTTTATCTCATATTCTTTTGTATAAGAAGATCCGTCTACTTTTATATATGACCTTTCTACAGTAGATTGCGTAGGTGCAGCCCATACTTGATATGCTTTATTGGTTATAATTCCATTATATGAAAATGAATTAAAAAATATACTTCCGTTATATTCACAATATACTATTTCTTCCGTATTCGCTACCGTACCTAAAGTACCCGTACTAAATGCCTCATCTATCCAAGTTAGTAAGCCATCATCGTTAAATAAACAAAAGTTATTAAAACATTTTATACTGTTTACGTCGGCTCCACTATATACTTTTTCATATCCAGGACGTTTTTTATAAGATAATTGTTCGTCTATATCAACGTTGTCCGCTGTATGATATAACTCTAAAGGAGTTCTTTTAGGAGCAACTATATTAGTTAAACCCCTAAACTTATCTGTTTTGACTGTCCGCTGTTGTTTAGGCATCTCTTAATCCATAAGGATTCCGTCTGTAACGTTCATATTCTATAGGAAGGCCACCATAACGAGAGTTAACCGGAAGACGCCTACGTTTCTTAGTTTCGGAATATACCGACTCTTTGGGACCGTACTCTTCTTCAAACTTATTTAGAAAATATTCTGCCCTATCTAAATCAGCAGTGTTTGCTTCATCTTTTAGATAAGCTAAATAAGCAGCATAATAAATCATATAATAATGATGTCTTTCCGGGATTTCAGGAGTTATTTTATCTGCTGTAGTAGAATCCCACGATAACGAATTAATTGGATACCTATATACAATTAACCGTAACGTATCGTCTTCCGTTGGTATAACATTGAATCGTAATTTATTTGAGTTCCAATCGTAAATTATACAACTTGGTAATCCTGTCCTTGTATCCCAATCTCCTTGATCCAATACTTCCTTTATTGAAATTATTTGTAATACACGTTCCGAAGTAACTAATTTTGCATGTAACGGTTGTATAATTTTATCTGAATAATTATAAGAAGCTTTATCCGCTTTTACTGCTATCCGTGTTACTGAAGGATTTTCAGCTTCCTTTAGAATCTTTGCTCTCCTAGCAATCTCCTTTTCAGCTTCGTTTAGATAGCGAACTATTTGTGTGTTCGACCACCGAAGTAATGGCTCAGACGTAGAAGTGGTCCAGTCAACACCGTAACCGCCCTCGTCATCCAATATGTCTTCTCTTGCAGCAGTTACCAACTCTAATAAGTTCATTTAGCAGGCTCCGGAGCTTTGAAACCTTCCTCTACTAATCCTCTCCAAACTGTATTCCTTTCTTGTTGACCAAATTCTACACCGAAACCAAACTCATTGCGTATAGCCTTCAGTGTAGGAGCACCTTTATAAAATTTTGTTGCATCTCCTAAAATACACCAGCCTTTAATAATATCTCTTACCTTAGTACTGGACTCCACCCGATTCTGCATAGCATCCATTACTTTTTGACTATATTCTGTGGTCAAAGCAGCTTTCATCACCATATCATCTGAGATACAACCTCCGGCATAAGCAGCAGATTCAAAATGTTGGGGTATTTCCCTAAACTCATTGCCGACAAGGCAAACCTCCCCTCCATAAATAAGGCGTTTGGTTAGTCCGTCTCTTGATTTGAATCTTTTCATATATGTTACTAAAGTTATCGTATTCTGTTATTAAATTAAGGAAAAAGCCGGAATCCATTCCGGCAAAACCACTTTTAGGTTTCTTGGGCGAAGAAGGAACGACCCTCAACAATATAAGTTACTACTAATTCACCAGTACCAGCGGTGGCTGGATCGGCAGTATCTACCATAATACCAATGGTATCTGCTGAGGTATACTTATATCCAGTTAAAGTAAGAGCAGTTAATGCAACCGCAGCGCCATCTACGTTATCTGCGTACCGATTATCATCATCACCATCGCCTACATGAATATCCACTGTTGCAGTGGTAGCATCGGAGATATTCACAAAACCTCCGATTACAATTGCATCATTGGGCACGTCGATTGCGCCATAAGTTCCCTCAACTGCTATATCGTTACCAGTACCAAAAGTAAAAGTAACACGAGCAGTAATGGCCTCTTGACGGCCTTGATCTTTAGTTATAGCCATTTTTTTACCTATTCATCATCAGTTGGTTATTATTTAAAATCCATTTAACAATTAATTAAATCAAATCCTTTTGATCTAATATATTTACTAACTAAGCATTAGTATTGGTTCCTGGAGTAGAAGCAGTGCTTGGGGAGTCTGGCACATCAGGTACAGGAATCGACTGAGGAGCCTCTGGACCGGGTTCACGAATCTGGGACTCTCCCATATTCTCAGGAGGACTGACGGTGCCTAGATGCGTGTGTGCGGGAATCATCATTCCACGAGTATACTCTTCCCCTGAAATAGAGCCTACATAATCACTTAGAACGCTATTAATATAGGCGAAATGCTCACTTATATCGTGTTCATCAACGGTCTGAATATCATATTCAAGCGAAGAAGAATCGGAATTAATAATACGTTCTCCCAAGTTCCAATACGCTTGCACTACTCGCTGTGCCCGTACATTCCGAATCATCAACATCTGATTTTGAGTCATCATAAGAATAGAATATACAGCCTCCAACCCTCCTGTTGGAGCAAGGCTTCTATGTTGTAGAGCACGTTGCCATTCAGTATTAATACGGCTCCAATCTGCATTTATAGCGGAGGCTTCCCCTTGAGAAAGACCACTACCACTATTACCCATATCCATTTCGATAATAGCGTTCATGCTACGGCTAATAGTGTTAAGCACCTGGTGTAAATGGACATTGCGAATATTATATTCTTGTACCTGGATCTTTTCTCCAGGAGTTACTACATGAGGAACAAGTTCCAATTCTGTGATCATATTTTTATATCTCCTAACAAATTCTCTACATCCTTGTATTTATTTTTCTTATTATCAGTTAATGTTTTAGTAAATTTCGTAACCTTGTATCATAAAATAATGACTAAGTAAACCTTGTAAATCATCATTTACACGTGCAATTACTTTATCACCAGATTCTAATAGTATTGGAGTTCCAGATTTAGAGAAAGTCCATCGGACAAGCAAAACGTCATTTCCACTTCCCCAAGATGCCCCGGTTATCTGGGTATCATAGCAAGTGGTTCCCCACCCAGCATTTGTTTTTATTGGAACACCGTCACATAAATCGTACTCCGTTCCATCAAGTTCCGCTAAAATTGATACGCCATTGGTTAAAGCAGCCCCAAGATTTCCATACTCTTGGGCAGTCATACCCGTAGTATCTTCAGCAGATACGATTAATCTAGAAATAACCAAGGGATTATCCCCTGCCTCTATATAAAAATCATCCGCTGCTAAAGAATAGTCACCAATCGCACTTTTTGTCCCGGTTCCGTCTCCATTTGTATCTAGAAACCTAGAGATAATTCTTTTTGCCATTGTATTATTTCCAGGTTAAACTACAAACTTCCAATTGATCACAGCGGTCCCGCTTAAATCTCCTGTTAGGTCTGTACCGGCAGTATTCCCCCAAGTAGATGCAATATTGAAGAATACAGTATGCGCCCCAGCAGCAGCAATCAATATATCGGTTGCAAGCATAGTTACTACTTCTGCTGCACCATCACATGTAATAGAAGCAGCAGGGCCGGAAATGTCCTCTGAGGTAGCACCAACTGCACCAAGAGTTGCATTAGCGCCCGCACCTACCACAGTCCCTAGAGCGGCTTCGGCGGCAGAGTTGGTAGTATCTTCCGCTACGGAAATAGCAGCGGATAGGTAACCTGAGTTAACGATAATAGCACCGGCAGGAAAAGTATACACCAAATGCCCATCGGCGAGAGCTGCGTTATCGGCAACCGTTACTGCATCGGTAGCAGCTATGGTTAATACAGTGGTATGGTTATGTCCATCACCGTACTCTACGGCGGTAACTCCGGTGCCTGCTACACCCACATTTACGGCAGTTTGTACGTCGCTGTCTGCATCTGTAATTACGGCAGAGTCGCTAATGTCACGAAGAATTTTCCTAACAGGCGAAGTTACAGGAGTACGCTGTATCCGCGCCGCTAAGTTTGCTGCTGTGAAAGCTGTCATTTATTTTTATCCTCATTGATCACGTTAATTTAAAAAATACCCCTTCATCAACAAGGAGTATTATATTTGCTAGATAGCGTGATCCAATGCAATCACACCAAAATCTTCAACAGTATCACTATATATACTATGGAACTTTGGTTTAACCAGACCAAACATTTTATCGACATTAATACCATAACGTGATTTATATTGGAAAGTTTCCTCTGCCCATTCCGGATTACCTAGGTCGGCAACACCAAGAGCCTGTGCACCACACACCAATGCGCGGGAGCCCTCGATTGCAGTACCAGCACCCCATTTACCATAAGGAGAAGCACCAGCGGTAGCTTCAGTAGTATTAAACACTAGTCGATGCTCGTGAAGAATAAGACCGTCAACAGTTACGGTTCCACCAGAGAAGAAAGGATTCATTTCACTGCGTGGTAGACCGGTAACAACGGCACGTTGATATTCGTCATCCTTCTTTAGTTGAGCCAGCGCCTCTGGACGACAGAATACTACATATAATTCCTTTCCACCACTACGTAATGGTTTTACGTAATTAACCTTTGCTTTAGTGCATATATCAACCAATGCACGATAAGACAGAGTATCGGTAGCATCTACTGAGGTGGTATCTCCTGCTGCTAGACCGGTATATACACCGGAAGCATCATTAGTAACACGATAATGACGATTGGTGGTAGGTGCGCTAACATCAGTATTAAATGCTAGTGCTGAGAAAGCGCTAGAAGAACGCTGTGCTCCACCAGTGGTATGGTTATAATCATAACCGGACAGAGTTAAGAACATTAGTTGGTCTAGGCGATTAGCTAACCAATAAGCCAACTTATCCTTAGCCTGACTACGGAAATCAATAACGCTCTTCTGATC